TATGGAACCATCTGTTGTATCTACTCCAGGGATTTGAATCAGGACTGCTTCTATTAATAGTAACATAATCTTTATTGGCAGGATATAATGTAGCATCATCAAACGGTTGTGTATCAAATCCTTGATTATCAAATAATATTTCAGGAGTATTCGCACTAATGTTTGGTGGAATAAGATCGGAAAATCTAATTAAAGTAATTGCTTTTCCTATTCCTTCAACAAGCCAAGTATCTGTTGCATATTTTTCACTTTCAACTTGGCCTCTAAATTCTACTACCATGCCATTTGAAAATTCAATTCCATTAGCACTGGTGTAATAAGTTTTACCAATGATTTCCTTTTCAACATTTATTGCTGTGTTGCTTCCAATATCCGCAATTATAAATCTACCTAACCTGTTAGGATCCGTTGCACTTTGGTAATAAAGCACATCTGGTGCATTCATTGGAACTTCAAAAGTTAAAGTACCTACTTCTACACTGTTGTTTGTTACACCATCGTTATAAATTAAACTATTAAACGAAGCATTACTATCTACTAATTCCCAATCCTGACTATCAACATCAATTGTACTACCGTCAGTAGGACTTATTTCTTCTTTTGCTCTCCAAAGTTTTCCGTCAAAAACTGCTAGGTCACCTGGAAAATATGTTTTTAGTGGTTCATAATTTAAACTACCTGTGTCGTAGTTTGTTCTTAGCACGAAAGGTTCACCTGGAGAATTTATTGTAAATTCGTATGTCTGTCCTCTATATAAAGTAAGTGTAGGATTATTTGTAAAACTATCCGGTGTAAACACCCAAGATGAACCAGTACCTTGATTTACTTTATAAGTAGACTGGACTGTTTGACTCTGGCCAAAGACTGCCACAGTTGGCGGCCCTGATGGTATCCAATAGTATTCTCTATAGTTTATAAACTTATCCCAATCAATAGGAGGATTCCAACTATAATGTTCTTGGAATGTAGTCTTATCGTCTCTTTGATTAGTATTAGCAAAAAAAGTTTCTATATTTTTAAAATCTAAATAATCATAAAACTTTGTTACAACTTGGTTATCTTCAACAGTAACACCAGGCTCTAATTGATATCTACTTCTTAAAGTATTATCTGTGTCAAGATATACCGTGTCTCCTTTATATGTTTTACCAAATCTTCTACCAACGTATCCTGAAAGTTTGTCTAGCGCACCAGGTTGTACAAGTGGATCTACTACACCTGAAAGAAATTTATCATTAGTATCAGTTCTAAACGTTTCTGGAAGGAGCTCTGAACTTTTTCTAATAGGTAACTGACTGTTGGGGTAAACTTTATCTGCCATTAGTAACTAGAACCTCCGCTGCTAGAACCTGACGTACTCGTTGTAGTTGAGCTTGAAGTACTTGAAGAAGCACCTGAAGAACTTGTTGTAGAAGTTGTACTTGAAGAACTTGTAGCGCCTGTCGTACTAGAACTTGTAGTGTTTGATTGTGAATCACTTTCTATGGTTCCTGTACTTGCTCTGATTTCAGCAGCGGTAATGCTAGTAACTATTTTAATGTCATCTACTGTTGCACCACTAACAAAAATTTCATCTGGTTTACTTTGTATTTCAAATAAACTACCAAATGACTGTGCTGATGATCTAGGTAAAATTACAAAATTAGTAACATCAGGCGATACAGTATTAATGACATAAGTTGTTAATTCACTGAGATAAAATCTATCGCCAAAGTCCCAGTTTTGTATTCCAAAGAATGTATTAATTGCATTTACAATTCTTACTTTAAGATTATTATCATTAATTGCTTTATCAGGATTTTTTACAACCTTAAATTCAGCCTGCAATTTTGTTGGTGCTTTAGAACCAAATAAAACTTTATATTGTACAGGATGATAAATTACTTCGTCACTAATAGTTTTAATTGCATTTAGATTTGCTCCAAATTCAATTCTTAGGCTATCTGTTGTAGGAGCAACAGGCTCAGCAGTTGCACCTGCTAGATAATTTCTATATGCAATATCATAGTTCTTAGTTAACAGGTATAGGTCTACAATGTTAGTTACACTAGGATCTATCCTTCTATTTTCACTAGCAGAATGTGTGTATTGGAATTTTAAATTTCTTCTTCCAACGTATGCAACATAGGAACTGTCTAAGTCAAGAGTATTTGTTGTTTTATTAACTCTTTTGACAACATCTTCTGCAACATCACTAAAATAAATTAATTGATTATTATCGAAGTCATTTACATTTACATCTGATTCTTTATTTCTAATAATAATTGCATCGTTTGTATTATCAAAAAGATTAAGAATATTAGTTCCATACTCATCTATTGTTTTCACAAAAAACAAGTAATTTGCTTCTACATCTGCGCCTGCCACCTGTATAAATGAATCTGGATCATCAACAACACCGTCGTTGTCAGTATCACTAAAACTTAGTTTAATTTCTTTAGCACTTTCGTATCCATCATCAAATTCTATAGTATCAGTAATTTCAAACTTGTAATCTCTACCTAACGCTGTAGAACTATTAGTCTGACTGTTAATTCCTAAAACATTAACTGTATCTTTTGCAATTCTACCTGTCAAATTATTGTATGCAATTTCATTTTTGTCAAAATAAAATCTATTTTGTTGAACACTACCGAATATGTAATTGAGTGTTCTAATTCTTATTACGTATTGATCGTTATCTTTAACAAATGCAAACAACCAAGATGCATCTAAATTTTCACTTGTTGTATCGCCTGCTTTACCTAAACTGAAGTTGTTTACCAAATCTAAATTTTGATTTTGTATAATCTTCCATGAAGTATCAGCAGTATCGTATCGTAAACCAAAATTTAAATTAGCAAACATTAGATTTGTAATTTCTGTCTCTAATGCTACATCTAAATCATTTACAAATTTAGGCACAATGGCAGTTGCTATTGCTCCTTCTGGAATATTCTCATTAAATGTTATAGGTCCTAGACCGTTTGCTAATGCTCCTCTATCAGCATTTGTTCCATCACCTACAATTGATTGTACTTTAGCCCATACATATTTTGAGCTTCCTGTATGATCTGGTTCTCCCATCATTAACTTATTGTTTTGGTTTGTCATAAAATGATAACCGTCTGGTGCAGTAAATTTAATTGCTGAACCAACTGTTAAGAATTTTAAACTGCTTGTTGAATAGGTTCCTACTTTAAGTAAACTATTGTCAATAGTGTTTGTAAAATAACCTGTACCACTGTTTAAATCATTTGTTATACTGGTCCAAACTGTTGTTTGTTCACTAAACGCAACCCTTTCATATTTTGTAATATAAAAATTGTATAAGTCTTTGTCAGTAAATGCACCTTCAATATTGTTTCTTAAGAAATTAATTATTTCAGTCTTACTTGTGAATTTTAAAAATAAACTTCTTTCTGATTCTTGTTTATAGATGTACCCATCGTCTGCAAAAACATTTACAGCACTATACTTTCCACTAGCGTCTACTATGTCGTAGTTTCTACTAATACCGCTTGAAGTTCTATTGACTGCTTTTATTTTTAAAATATTCTGAGAACTGGCTAATGGAGCAAGATTATAATCTTCTCCTGTTACCATTCTGTTTTGTGTATAATAAAGTGCAGGAGCATTTTGTCGTATTGTATCTGTGCTTTCAGTTGCTGCTGCGTTGTTTACTGTATATTGTAATCCTAAATTTACTGTTAATGTATGTGCTATGCCAGACTTATTTACATAGTTAATATCTATTGATATTCCTTTCATATCATTAGGGGCAATAGAATATTCAAGTCCGTTACTTACTCTGTAATATGTTCTAAATGATCCTTGTGGTAAATTTCCATATGTGCCATCAGCAAATACTAGATTGACTTTATCATTAGGTTGCGTTGAAACTGAAAATATATTTTTTATGTTACCAACAATACTATTATAAGCAATATTATTTCCTGTTAGATTATTAACCTTAGTCCACTCTTGTTCCTGACCGCCTAAACTGTTTAAGCCAAACAACCACAAATCATCATTGTTAATGTTATCTGTTTCAATTGCAATGGTTTCATTTGTAGTAGGTGTATCTATACTAAAGTCTGCAAACTCTAAACTACCTTGCTTAAACTGTAAGAAGAATCCTGTGTTTGCACTTGCACTACCTTTGCCGTCTTGTCTATACAAAAATCCTAATTGGTTTCCAGGTGTAGGTGCTTCTTCGTATACAATTTCTTGATCTTTAAAAGTTGTGCTTACTATTTCAAAAGCCATATTTCTGCCAGCAACACTTTTAGTAAAATTGAATAAAGGCACGTCATTAGATGTAGTTCTAAATCTATATTGCTCAGTAGGTATTCCTTGTATGTTGGCGGCACCTTGGCTTCTTCCAAATTCTGTGTTGTCTGCCATAGCAGCATTAAGAACTAAAATAAATTGTTCCGCCCAGTTTGTATTTGTAGGATCATTCCATTTTACAGTCTGCTGTGCTAAATTCCTACCATTACTATCTATAATATTTTCTGATGTGCTTATAGAATTAAATTTTAAAAGTCCAGTTGCACCAATATTTCTTTTAGCATTGTAAGAAAGCATTCTTGCTATTCTAAGCACACTTTCTTTACGTTCTGCTAGTTCTAGAAAATTCTCTCTACTTGCTAGATCTAGTCTGAAACTAATACTTTGACCTAGAAATGCAACAGCATCAACTAGAGCCATATATTCAGAACTTTCAATATAATCATTGAAATCTTCTGGATAATTTTCACGTAGATACGAGATAATAACTCGGCGTATATTTTCAAAATCATAGGACTTGAAATCCGCATTTCTAAACGTTTGATAGATGCGTGTCCAGTCTTGATTAAGTATTAAATTGTTTTGTCTTGACGTTGTGCTCATTAAAGTATTATCCTATCGTAATATTTAGCCCTTGTAATTAACTGCTTAGTTTATAACCGAGTTGTTTCTGTCGAAATTAAACCGCATTCTTTCAGTAACATTAAAGGGAACATATACTACATCTGCTTCAATCCTTATGCCCTGCTCTGTGCTATCTACAGTGACACTCTGTACTACCACTCTAGGATCATAGTTTATGATAGTTTCAACGTCATTAGCAATTAGGGTTTTGACTTCTTCAGTAAACTGTTCAAACAACATATCCCATATTATTGTGCCAAAAGTAGGATTTTCTAGTTTCTCACCTTTCCTTATATAGAAATGATTGATAATATCTTGTTTTACCAAATCAATATCATACAATTTGAATCCACTTTTTTTGTTTTTTGAAGAAAAACCTCTATATGTAAAAGTATTTGCTCCCTGACTACCAACACTGGCCTGGTTGACTGCTACCGATTTTTGATTGTATATCTTTTTCATATACTACTCCTCAAGTTCCCTGTCTGTAAATGTTACATTTTGTAACGCAGGTGAATTATTTTCATGTAACGGCCAAGGTTCATGCATTGGTACACGTTTCATAATTGTTTTAATAGTTCCATCATTATACTTCAATTTAGGCCATCCAACATCTGGATTTGTAAACAAAGTTGTATGAAGATGTAATGCTGCAATAGTTGCTGCTTGTCTAGCCTCTTCTGCTTGTCTAGCCTCTGGTCCGTTCATATGAATTTCTGCTGCTGTCTCAGTATGGTTGCCGCCACTTAAAATATCAGTAGTTCCGCCTGCTGTGTAAGCATTATTTCCATCTGTATTTAAATCTAAGTTACCAGTTGTTTTAACAAGTGTATCACCAAATACTTTAAGTTCAAAATCATGAGGTGCAACTACTCCGTAACCTGTAGAAATTTTAGTCGATCCTACTACACTAATATCTAGTGAGCCATTTACATCTACATCATCTTTATTTTTATAAGTTCTAGTTTCTATCTTACCATTTGCACCTATCAATATGTTAGTATTGAATGCACTTTCTATTTGAATTCTACCTGCTTCGTATTCGTTACCATCTTGTATTTTAGGTATAGGATTTCCTTCTTCGTCCCTTCTATGCAATTCTTTGTCAGAAACATATTCGGCAGTGGCTTTCATGTTTATATTTCTTCCTGCTTCAATATTAACGTCTCTGTCTGCTTTTATATTCAAATCGTTTTCTGTGTGTACACTTATACTGTCTGCTGCATAGATATCTATTTTACCATTAGAAGTTAATTCTACCCATGCTGTGCCTTTACTGTTTCCTATGTAAATTAAATCTTCTGAATTATGTAAAAGAAGTTGGTGTCCGGTTCTTGTTCTTATTCTAGCATATTCATTGTAAGGTACAGTTGGCTCGCCTTTTTCATTAGTTGGTGCATTTTCTGCATCAGCAAATCTTTTCTCAATCACATCAATATATTTGACAGGTCCTTTGTCTGCTGTGGTCTGCCTAACATATCTATCGTCACCGTCGTCCATGACAAATTGTGTGCCGCCTAGCCTACTTACTGCAACAGGAGTAAGTGATTGATTGTCGGTAGGTCCTGTGGTCATTCTTTTGCTTCCGTCTCTCCAATCTAACGGACCTGGAGTAGAAATACCAAAGGCAGCATTTGGTGTTTGTCTTCTTGCCGAAGTTGTTGTTACGCCTCTAACATCATCTTCGAGTGTTCCTTGTTCAAGAAATCTATCTGCTATAGGATGAACAGGTTTTTTAATTTTATCTGGATCTTTTTCTGCTGCTTCTTGATTAAATCTTTTATTAATTTCTCCTACTGGAAGTGGCTGTTTAGTATCAAACTTTTTCTTATCTGCATCAGTTAACGCTACTTCGGTAGAACCTGCTATTGCCGGAACCATGTTGTTGGCAAAGTTTGGTGGTAGGCAAGCAAACCAATAACCTTCTCCTGGATTGCCGTCAACAAATACACACATAACAGTGACACCTACATCAGGTGGAACAAACCACATTCCATATGATTTTTGTGTATCGTTAAAGTCTTCGTTGTTTTTGCCCATTGCCGGAAAAGGAGTATATCCAAAGAAAGGCGATGCGTAATTAACGGTGTAAGTTTGGTTGTCAGCGCCTATGTCATTACCTTGTGATTTTAATAAAGTCACACGCAGTCGACCGTTAAATGAAGGATCCATTACACTCACAACTTTTGCAAGGTAAACTCCTGATCCTAAATTTACACCGCGTGTTTCACCGGCAGGTTTTCTTCTTTGTATTGCCATTAAATGTCTGCTCCAATATCGTCATAAATGCCTTGCTCTTCACTACTATTTGTAATTTCTTTGCTTTCGCCAAGCACTTCAACAGTTGAACCTTTTTTATCTGTAGATAATTTTTCTCCATCAAAGTCTGTTGGCTGTGCCTGCATTCTTACACATTCAAGATCCTGTTTAAATGTTCCGCCTTCAAATTTACTAATAACTTTAATTACTCTGTAAATTCCGCTGAAAGGACTTACTCCTTCATCAAATTCAAATCCTCCAGTTTTTTCATTAATATCTGCAGGAGTTCTAAATGTCAAGTATATGTAAACATCGTTACTTTCGTAATTCATTGTGCCGTCTTCTGTAATTTGTGTAGATGAACCTTGTGCGGCAAAATAATTACTTAGACCACTATCAACCAAGTAATAGGTATCGCCCATGATTGTAAAACTAATCCTTACTAAATCTGAACTTGTAACATTGATAAAAGCATCATGAAAACTTTCAGCAATTTTTTGTTCTACACCTATGTCACCTGAACCGCCTCTTAGTGTATTAAATAGATCTGGATTTTTCTTAACTTTACTTTTACCTAGGTTAGCAGCCTGCGCTTTAGGTTCATTACCTTTACTTTGTTTTGTTTCTAAAGGTTTGTTTTCGCCAGGACCTTTATTATCTCTATTTTGTTCGTCTTTGGTTTTTGTTTCTGATTGTGGATTTGCTCCGCTGTAAAATAGATAATTTATTTCTATATCAAAACTTAAAATTTCTGTATTCTGTCCTGAATAGATATATTCATATTTTTTTTGAATTTGTTTTTCTAAAGTGTCATATCCAACGGGTATTGCATTCGGATTGCTAAAAATACTAGAATGAACTTTAAAAGGCACAACTCTATAAACATATTTTTTTGCAAAATCTCCAATAGATGCATCATAATCTAGGAATTCTATTTGTGTATCAATCTTGAACCAATCTACCATACCGTCTGCTTTTGTAGCCTTTTGTGTTGTTTCTTTAGCCCAAGTCGAACTTAGAATAACTTGTGTTATGATATCTGTTAATTTTTGTTTCTGTGTAAAATGAAATGATCTTGCAGATTCGTCTATTTGCATGATGCCTCTTTTGACACGGCCT